AGACCGATGTGCGGGTTCTTGATCTCCAGCTCGAGCAGCGGCTTCTGCCCTTCCGCCAGCGTGCGCCGAATGCCGAAGATGTATTCGTCCATGACGAGATGCTCGGCGCCCCACGTCGTCTGATCGCTGTCACACCAGGCGAAGAAAAAGGGCGACGCAACAGGCATCAGATTTCTCTCAGCGACAACTGCCACTGATAGTCGTGCGGATATTCGTCGGTGTCCTGGTTGAAATCCACGACCATGAAACTGATCTGCGGCCGATAGTAGGTGAAGTCGCCGACCACATAAGTTGACCCCGGCACCACCGTGCGCTCTGCGATGCCGCCCGCGGTCGCATAGGCAAGCTCGCAGACGCAGTTCACCAGCACGGTCATTCCCGGCCAAAGTCCACCGAACGCCGGTGCCTGCTGGTCGCGGCACTGGATCGTCGACTCGTACTTGCGCATCTGGCTCAGGCCCAGAAATACAAGCTCGCCGTTCACGGTGCGGCGTGGCGGCGGCTTGCTTTCCTCGACCGCCGTCAGCGACTGCGTCAGCCCGCGCGCGCTATAGAGTGGAACGCCGATCGTGTTCATCACCAGCAGCGTGTAATTGTTGTCAGCGCCCAGTGGCATTCGTCACCCGATGAAGCCCGGCTTCTTGCCGCTTGTTGAGGTCATGCGACGCGTCACCCCAAGCCGTTGCAACTGCTCCACCGCACTAGGAGATGCCATCACGGTCGCGTCGCCAAAATTGGTGCGGAGATCGATGGTCCCGAGATTTCGCATGCTGCCGCCACCGCCCGCGTTGGCCATCGCCGGCATCGACACCAGGCCGCCGCTGGCAAACCGCCCCATGCCATCCAGCACCGCCCGCAGGTTGCCGCCGTTGCGCCGCAACGCCTCGAGGAATGCCAGCATGCCCGGCTGCCGCACCGCCCGCGCCGGCATGATGTGCTCGCCGCGCGAAACCCAGGACAGGTTCGAGTCCGACGTGCCGGTGCCACGACCGCCGATCAGACCGCCGCGCGCATTGCCTGGCGCCTCCGTAGCCTCGCCGCCCCCACCGCCACCGAACAGGCTGCCGGCCCACCGGGCCGCCTCCGCGAACTTGCTGATCAGGGAGTCGATCGCGCCCATCACCAGGTCGATCGCGGCCTGGCCGGCACTGGCGAAGGCGTCCCAGATCGCGCCGCCGGCGGCTTCGGCCAGCTCGCCGAGCTTTGTGATCAGGTTGCCGACCGCGGTGGTGATCGCCTCCCATGCCGCAACGCCAGCCTGCGTGATGCTGTCCCAATTGATCACCAGCAGCGCCGCGGCAAGCGCTGCGATCGCCACAACCACGGCACCGATGGCTGCCGGTATCCCCAGGATCACAGCCACCACTGCACCGATGGCACCGATGGCGGTCGCCAGGACACTTACGGCAGCAGCAGCGGTGCCGGCGATCGCCGCCAGCGCGACCAGGCCGCCGGTGACCGAAGCCAGGATCGTGATCAGCACAACCCCGGTCGCATTCAGTTCCGTGCCGAAAATCTTGTTAATGACATTGGCCACCGTCTCGGCGGCGGTGCCGAGCGCGCTGATCACGGCAATCACCGACTGGATCGCCCCCGGTGCTTCGCTCGCAATCTGGTTGATGCCCTCGAGCAGGCTTTTCACCCACGGCGTTTCCTGCGCCGCCTGCGAGATTTTTTCGAACGCGGAAACCGCAGCCGCCGAGAACTGATCCCAGAAGCCTGAGAAATCCCCGGCAAACAGTTTCTTGATCGCCTCGCCGATCTGCGCCAGCTCGGCCGGGATCAACTGTGCGGCCTTGGTCGCGCCCTCCGAGATTTGATCCCAGAACAACATGGCCGCAGCGCCAGCCGCCAGCAGCACCGCGCCGAACGGTGAGAACAGCGACAGCAACAGCGACAGCGGCGTCAGCAACAGGCCGAGACCTTTGAGCGCCAGCGTCAGCGCCAGCGCCGCGGTCGCCGCCGTGATGAAGAATGCCGCGACCTGGCTTTTCGAGACGCCTTCGAAGTTGCCGGAAATCTCGCCGAGCATTCCCGCTAATTTCTCGCCCGCCGACACCAGCACATTCCAGAGGCCGGACAGTTGCTGCCCGAGTGCGATCAGGGTCTTGAACACCTGTTCAGCCGGGCTGTCGCCGAGGCCTTCAAGAAACGCCGCTTTCTTTGCTTCCGCCAGTTGCTGCCAGATTCTGAACAGTTCGCGCGAGGCGTCGACCAGCTTGGTCAGCCACTCGGCACGCAACAGCGCACTGTCGAGGAACACAGAGCCCATCTGGTCCTTGGCGGCGCGAATGGCTTGGCCTAGAACCTCCCACCCCTTAGCCAGCCGCGCCGCCTTTTCGGCCTGCTCAGGACTGAGCGCCCGGTCGACCTTGGCGAGCTTGTCGAAGATATCGTCCGCGGCAGCCGCCGCGGCTTTGCCGCCGGTCAGCGCATTGACGATCTCTTTCCAATTCTTGCCGAATGCGGCGGTGCCATCTTTCGCCGCCTGCGCCGAGTTGCCGAGCCGTTTGATCTGTTCGGCCAACTCGCGCATCACCTCGGCCGCGCCCTTGGCTGTGGATTGAAACTGGCCCGGCAACAGTTCGGCGAGGCCACCGTTGGCAGCGGCGATTTTCTGTGCGAGCCCGCTTGCCCCTTTGATGAAATCTTCCTGGCTGACCCCGGCGTCGGTCATCGCCTTTGAGAGTTTCATCCATTCCGGAATGGTCGTTCCGAGCTTCTCGGCCTGGTCGCTGATCGCCTTGCCAGTCTCGGTCGTTCCCTTGAGCAGATCGCCAGGTGATAGTGCATTGCGTAGCGCGTTGAGTGTCGACAGCAGCGTGCTGGTCAACGCGGACATCACTCCCGCCACCACGCCGATGCGAACGCCGAGGTTGTTCGCTTCCTGGCTGGTCTTGCTGAACGCCTCCGGCCCGGTCTGGCCGAGCTTGGTGGTCTCGGCGTTAACCTGCTGGAACTGCGGTGCCAGTTTCTGGACCGACGCCACCAGCTGATCGATCGCCTGCCTGGTCTTGTCGACCTGCGCCGGGTCGGTGATCGGCTTCGCAGCCGCCTCCTGGATTTGCTTGAACGCCTTCTCGCCGGCCTTGCCTAGCTCCTCGAGCTTCTTGCGGATGTCGTCGGAGCCCTCGAGGCTAATCCGCTGGCTGATCGTTCCGGCCATTGTCTAACCCTTGATCCGCTTGTCGTAGAACTCGCGCATGCGTTCCGCAGCCGCAGCAATGATGTTCATCAGATCGAACCGCTTGCGGATGCTGGCCGAGCTGGTGCCAAAGAACAGCGGCCCGCGCAGCCGGTTGAAGGCGTCGAACAGCAGCGGCGGCTTGCCTGCAATATTTACCGACACCAGTTTGCCGCCGTATTGCCTCGGTGAGGTAATGCCGGCCGGCAGGTTCCGCTCGATCGGCAACCACAGCAACGGCCGCCCTGAAATGGTGATGCCGCGTTCGAACACGCTGGCAAACCCGATCCTGTGAAAGATCAGGGCCGCCGGATCGCGGCCGTCGTTGTCATAGAACCTGTAGGTGAACCCGCGTTGCCAGCGCGCGGACGTCGCAAAGCCCCCACCGGCCGCGGCGATGTTGGCCCGGCCCTGCTTGACCGCCAGCCTGGCTGCGTCCTGCACCGCCCCCTCCGCAGCGCTCTCGATCGTCTGCTCGATCTCCTCGACCAGCTGTTCGATCGCGCCTTGCTGCGCCGAGAACACCAGCTTCACGCACCCAGCTCCTTGAACATCTTGTCGAGCGTCTGCTTGTCGCCCTGGGCGCCCACCGCCGAGATCGCCAGACGATTGGCGCGGTCGATCCGGTCGAGCCGGTCAGAGAACTCGAGCCAGGCAACAATCTGGCGCGGCGTCAGTGTCATTGCATGGTCGGGCGGGAAGCCGCTTCGGATGAGGGCTGTGATGGCGATGGCGATTTCTTCAAGCGGACTTTGTACGTCGGCCTTGCTCCCTCGCTCGCGCCGCCGATCATCGCTGTCAGATCGGTGACGAAGGAGCCGATTCCGTTTGGGAATGTCAGCCCGAAGATTGCGCGCAGCAACTTGATCTGCTGATCGGGCAACAGGGTCGCCGCACGCTGTTCATAGGCTTCCTCGTCGCGATGGCCGCAGCCCGCCGCAATGATGGGCCCGATCGCCGCGCCGCAGCCCTGGATCAAGCGCGAGACGAGATCGCCGCCGCTCCCATTGGCCAGCGACTTCAGGGCCGGAAACCGCGCAACGATCGAGGCGATGGCGTCCACCGAAACGCCGTTCACCTTGATCCTGTGCTCGCCGATCTTCACCACCTCGACGGCGGTTGACGGCGCAATGTCCAGAAGGTCGGCCATTACGCTGTCGCCACTTCGTCGCGAACGGTCCAGACGCCGAAGGCACCGTTAACGTCCCGCTGCACCTCGGCCTCGATCTCGATGATCGTGAAGTTGTCCTCCGCAGTAATAAACGAGAAATCACCGGACGGCACGAACGAGACGGTGGCGAGGAAGTCGACCTTCTGGCCGATGTCGTTGGTGCCGACCACCTTGATGTCGCCGATGAACTCGGTCTTGGTCATGCCGCTCAGGGTGATATTGCCATCGGTGTCGGTGCCCTCTTCGGCGAGTGCAAAGAAGGCCAGGTTAAATCCTGTGATTTCATCAAGGGTGATCTTGATGGTGGCGCCGGCCGATGTGATCGCCGTGAAGTCCTTGGTCTTGACGCCCTCCCGGCTGGAGAAGTGTTCGAGCTTCTCGATGGTCGGCGTATAGACAAAGGATGGCGCGTTGCCGAGGTCGACAAACTCGGCCTCGCCGTCCGGCTTGAACGAAACGATACCCTTGCCGATGTGGTAGTTCTGGACGTTAGGTGAAACAGGCATGGTGGTCTCCCTTCATAGATCGTCTGGTTTCAGCGTGTACTTGAACATGAATTGCGCACGCAGGGCGCCGTGCAGCGAGCGCATCCAGCCGACATCGGTCTGGCATCCGAGATAGCGGATCGCACCGTTGCCGTGTCGGCCGGTCTTGACGATCTGCTCGTTGAGTTCGGTGTCGGTCAGCACCCGCCGGATCAGTTCCCGCCGCAGCGTGGTGAGGTCGGAGCCGACCTCGTCGGACTGCTGCGCGATGATGATCTCAGGCGTCATCCGCACCACGGTCGGGCGGTTGGCCGGTCGCATGCCAACATCCTGCGCGTCGTCGGTTTCCTCGTCGCCGTCGAACACCAGCGCCGCCGGCAATTGATCCTCCGGGATGTCGACGTTGTTGCGATGGGACGAACGCAGGTTCGGGATACTGGCAACCACCTCGAGCAGCCGCGTCAGGATCAGCTCGCGGGTGTCAACCACCGGTCGTCTCCAGCGCCTTCAAGAGAAACCGCACCTCGCCAAGGTCTTCGCCGTTGGGGCTGCCGCGCAGCTCGTAGGAGCGCACCACCCAACTGCGACCATTGAAACTCAGCACCGCGTCCTGCCAATCCTCGCGCGTTACCCCGTTTGCTTCCAAGTCCGGGATGCGCACGAACGCGCCAGGCCCGACGCTGCGAACCTCGGCCGATCCGGCCGGCAACACCTTTGGCCGAGTGTCATCGATCACGGTCAGCGTCGCCTCGATCTCGCCCGCAATGAACTCAGCCGGCACGCCGATCTCGGCATAGACCGGATCGTAGAGCAGGGCGCTGTAGTCAACCGGCATCGGTCATCCGTTCAAATGCGAGCCACGTCCGATCGACGTTGTGGATGACATCGCCCGCCTGGTGCATGTCATCGAGCACGGCTTTCACGTCGACGGTGCCGAGGTCGTGGTAGTCGTGCCAGACGATGATCCCGCCCGGCCGCACCAGTGCCCGCGCCAGGGCCGTGTCATGCATGACGGCCTCGCGGCCGTGGTCGCCGTCGATGAACACTGCGTCACATGGAGCCAGATCGTCCGCGGTCAGGTCGAGCGAGCCGCGCGGCCGGACGATGAGTTCAAATCGCGGATCGTCCGCAACCATCGCACCCGGATGCGCCGGGACTTCGTTGCGCTGCACCGCCTTCGCCGGCACGTAGCCGGGCAGGACATCGATGCCGGTATAACTCTCGATGCCGGTCACGTTGGCCAGGATCGCCTTTGCGGTGCGGCCGGCATTGACGCCGAATTCCACCACGCGGCGCGGCGAGACGCTTGCCATCAGTGCGATCAGCACTTCAAGCTCGCCCTTGTTCATGAACCGCATCGGCAAGCCTCGCCAGTCGATCGGTCGTACCGCGAGCTGCGATTGGGAAATCTTCGGCAACATTGGCGGCGATGAACTCCTCGATAGCGGCATGAGCTTTCGGTAGATCGATACGCTTGTCGCAGGCATGGGTATGTGAAAAGCACTGGCACGGATTGACCGGATCGACGCCGAGGTAAGGCGCAAAACGGCGGCCGTAGCTGAACGACCTCGAGTCCTCGAAGCCGCCGAACACACAGACCACCGGCGTGCCGACCGCCTGCGACAACGGCACCGCGAACCCCGGCGAACAGAACGTCATGGCCGCACCGGCCATCAGACCGGCGATCGCCTCGGCATCCATTTCACCGCGATGCAGGCGAATGTCGGCCGGAAGGTCAGTGACCATTTCTTCCACGCCAGGGACAAGGTCGGCGAGCGACACCACGAAGAAGCGCTCGCGGATGCCGTTGTAGAGCGACGCATAGGCGTCGGCGTCAGGGTTGCGCGTGCCACAGCCGCGCCACTCGGTGCGCACGACCAGAGGCCGCAGCACCATCACCGGCTTGTCCGGTCGGCCGATCATCGCCTCCGCCCTGGCCTTCCATTGCCCCGGCACCGGCAACCGGAAGTCGGCATCATCGATGTCATGTCCGACCGAGGCGCGAACCATTGAGCCCAGCACCGAGCCGGTTTTCTGCAACAAGCGCAGGCTGTACGACACGCGCAGCTTCTTGCTGGTGCGCGGTCGCGGCACATAGTGCGACTGCTCGCGGATGGAATTCTTGCGCTGCGTCCGCAGCGAAGTTGCCGGATCGACCAGGTGCAGCCGGTCGCCGACGAGGTCGTGGTAGAGGCACGGCCACGCCGTCCTGAGCCAGAACTTTGTGCGCGGATATGCGTCCAGAAAATGTCGGACCACGGCGCGCTGATGCACGTTATCACCAAGACCTTGCATGCCATCAATGACAACGGCCCCGGCGAATGTCTCATGCAGCACGGCGCTGGTCCGTCAACAGCTCAGTCAGATCGATCGGCGGCAGAAGGTCGGTCCATGCCGTGCCGGGCGATGCATTGAATGCGGCAATGCCCATTTCGCGCAGCGAAGGCACGATGGTCTTCAGGTCATCCAGTTGCTTGTCGTAGCAGCCGGGCTTGTGCGGCCATCGGTGCGGCTTGTGGTGATGTGTGCGATCCGGCGCAACCTTGCCATCGGCCCCGAGCCAGACGATCGTCCCGCCCGGTCCCACCAGATGCGCCGCCAGGTTGGTCGCCGCCGTCAGCGAGGTCCACTTCTGCATCAGGCTGTTCGGCGCGGTAGCCAGCCCCGGCGGGTTGGTCTTCTTGCAGACCTGAACCTTGGGATCGCCACGCACCAGCCGCGACGTGGTGACGACGCGACCGCCAAAGCCGGCCACGGCTGCCCGGTTGTCCGGCTCGTTCCACCAGCGCCAGTCGCCAAAGAACAGGAAGTCGGCCCACGGCGCCGCGTACACACTGGAATTGATCACGATCACGCGCCGGCCACGCAGCGCCTTGATGTCCTGGCCCAGCACCGATGGCCCGCCACCGATCACAAAGCAGCACTCTTTTGGCCACTCGCAGGGCACGCTCCACTCACGCGACATGCAAGCGCCTGTACGGTCTGATCAGGTCGACCACCGGAGCCGACAGGAATCCGGACGACGCCGACGACGTTTCACTGGTGAAATAGCTGATACGGGTGTCGCCGTGCTGCACCTCGCGGATCGACGGATCGCGTGCGCCCGAGGTACGCCCGCCATACACCGCCTCGATCACCGCCTTCTGCAATCGTGCCGGCGCCTCGTCCGGCAGGTCGTAGCCGCCGGAATAAACCACCGAGACCGTGCCGCTCCAGCAACCGCCCGACCACAGCCGCCCGGTCGCCGGATCGAAATCGTAATCGGCGGCGGTGGCGCCAAGCGACGACACCTCCGCTATTTCGAACACCGGATAGAGCGACAGCGTCAGCGCGGCCCGGTTCGGCAGCACCTCGCTCCGGTCGAACCTGAAAGTCTCCAGCGCCTCGGCACGGGCGAAACGGCGATCGCAATATTCGGCAATGATGCGCGATTGAAACGTGATCATCGCCTGCAATGCCGCGTCCTCGGTCGACCCGGTAATGCCCAGCGCAAGCTTCAGGTCGGCAAGCGAGATCAACTCGGGGCCTGAGCTGTCGTCAAGAATTTCAAGGATCGAATGCATTCATTTCATCCTGACCGGCTCGGGCGGACGCTTTTCTTCAGGCCTGAAATCGCGGCCGTCATTGCCCCGCTTCACCGCCAGCCGCCACTCGTCGCTTTTGCCGGGCTTTGCGCTGGTGTCGGTCTGGGCAATGAAGAACGACCCGCCGAGCGTCACGCCATCGCCGCGGCTGTAGGCATCGCCCTCTTTCCACACGCCGGCATCGAGCACGATCGCGGTTTTCATTTCACGGACGATGCCTCCAACTGACCATAGCAGCGTGCGCCCGCCGTCCCGCGTCGTCAGCGATGCGGCCTCAAGCGTGACGCCGACCTGCCGATCGATGTATTCCTGCACCAGCTTCAGATCGCTGGCGTCCCGGCCCACCGGCCCCGGTGGTCCTGGAGGCCCCGGCAATCGTGCCAGGGCGCGAACCTCGGCCGTGCATCGCTGACACATGGCAAGACAGATGCGCAGTGCCTCGACCAGCGTGTATTGTGTGGGTGTCTCAGTCATCAGAAAAAACCCTGGCTCATGACAGCGTCACCATCGGATCGATGTAGATCGTGCTGCTTGCCTTACCGATCTTCACCCGCGCATAAACCCAGCCCTCCTGCTGCGGCGTAAAGGTGCAGGCCATCTTGAATGCTGATGTCGAGCCGCCCCACGTCTCGCTGCTCGTCGTCTGGTTGGCCGCAGTCGCCAGCAGGTCGGCCTTGCCGTCGTTGACGAACGAACCCTGCGGCGAACTGGCATCGCCGAGGTATTCCACGTCGAGCCACACCTCCGCGTCTGTCGGCAGCGCCGAGGCGATGCCTTCCACTGTCGCCGTGACGCTCGATCCCGTGGTGTCATTCCAGATCACTATCGGTGGGCATTCGAACGGCATGCTGTAGTTGCAGTTCGCAGTGGTAACGACCTTCCAGCTTAGTGGCGTGGTGCCGTCCGACGCGCCGCCACTGCGGACGATTGCTGTTTCTTCGGTGAGCAGTCCCGATGTACGATGAGAGTGGACCGTGTAGTTCACCCCGGCTGAACCGGAACGAACAAAATCAACCTCGTTCGCACCATGCGCAGCCGGCACCGTTGACTTGGTGACGGATGCGTTAAGCTTGCAATCCAGAAACCGGCACTTGATGGCGTGTGCCGTCGCAATGGTTCCGCAAATCGTTTTACCGGAGGCTGCCGCAGACAAATCGACGCCAGCAACGTCGACCCAGCCACCCGTCAACCCCGGCAGCGTTATCAATGTCGTCGGAATCGTACCAAGCAGGGCGGACGCGGTATTGCGCCACTTGAAGGCGCCGTTGATCTGTATGCTCTGGCCAACCTGCGCAAACGAAAACGTCGTGTTGGTCAGCTCGACGTATGTCCCGCTATTTAAAATAGAAACCTTGGAGCTGCTGCTCGTCGAGCCGATGCGCAACGAGCAGTTGTCAAACCGCATCCATGTGCTGTTCCCATTTGGGATAACGATATTGTTTATGCTTGAAGAGTTCCCGGCGACGAAAATGATGCCATCAAAATGTGTAAACCCTGTAAAGTTGATAGAACTGGTCGATGTTGTGGCAACCTGCGCCGTTGCCCTCCTGTCCGCCGAAACCGGCGGAACTGTGCCGGCTCGATCAACACAGACCACCTTGGTTGGATTGGCAACTGTGCCTGACGATGCGAGGGTTATCGAGCTGCCAGTACTCTCCGAATGATCGTGCGCAACGTAGAGCGTGTCGCCCGCCACCTCCGTCGCGAACGCCAGCGTCAGCGTCGTGAAGGCATTGGCCCAGCTTGAACCGTTGTTCGAACCGCCCGCGCCGGAATAGACGTAATAGACTGCCACGCCGTTACCTCACGTTGACCATGACGCCGAACACATTGGCGTCGCGCGGCGTGCCCCTGGTCATGGCCACAGGCCCGAACCCCATGACCATTGCATCGTGTGTCGATGTCGTGACGACCGGCGGCCAGACCTGCACCGTGCCGAGATAGACTTTGTCGGCCGCCGCCGCTCCGAGATAGATCGCATCGGCTGTGTTGAGCAGCGGCATTTACCCGATCACCACGTAGAGCACGGCAGGATCGGGCGGGCTGAGCGCGTCATAGGCCGCCTGCGTCAGCTCCACCCACTGGCCTTCTGGGCCTGTCGCACCGGTTGCTCCTGTCGCGCCCGTGGCACCTGTCGGCCCGGTTGGGCCTGTTGCCCCGGTTGCTCCGGTCATGCCGGCCGGACCTTGCGGCCCCTGAATGCCCTGCGGACCTTGCGCGCCATCGGCGCCGGGAGAGCCATCGGCCCCGTCAGCCCCATCGGCACCAGGCGGCCCTTGCGGCCCCGCCGGACCTTGTGGCCCCGGAGGACCTTGCGTGCCTTCGCCGCCGTCACCACCGCTGTCACCGCCACCGCCGATGAACACGCCCCTGCCGGTGACCTCGGTCCAGCCAGCGTTGCGCCGCCCGTATAGTTTTCCGTCCTGCGGCGCCTCGGTCACCACAGGCTTATTGAGATTGCGCAGGCGCCCGCGGTCGTCGATCGTCAGGTCCTGGCTGCCGCCGAGCGTGTCGGTGCCGCTCCACACCGCGACCTGGTCGCTCCGGCCTTTGCCGTCGACCGCCTTGCGCGGCATCCTGAATTGTTCGTTCATGGTCGCTTGGAGTCGCGCGCGACAACGCGGCCTGGCGTCAACACCGTGCCGTCCGACAATGTCAGCATCAGCTCGCCGCTGCGATTGATCGCGGTGGCGGTCACCGAGACGCCGTCACGGCCGGGCGGGCCATCATCGCCCCTGGCGCCGTCGTCTCCCTTGGCACCATCGCTCCCATCACGGCCGGGCGGGCCGACCACCGAACCGAGCCGCTCGCTGCTGCCGTCCGAATAGAACACAGCGAGATCGCCGTCGCGCGTGATCATCGTGCCACTGACGCGGCGCTGATCGACATCACCAACGGCCACAGTGGTCACATCGCCATGATGCCGGACGATCGGCATCGGCTCGTCCAGCATCTGCATGACGCTCTTGATCTGCTCTGCAAGCTCTGGCGGCACGAACTCGCTGACATCGCGGCCAGGCTCGCCCTTGTCGCCCGGTTCGCCTTTCTCGCCCGCCGGCCCCGGTTCGCCGGGTTCGCCCTTCTCGATCGGCCGAACTTTCAGTTCCGCAATTTCTTGTCTGAGATCACCCAGCTCGGCGTCGACGTAGGTCTTGACTGCCTCGAAGCCCTGATCAAACGCGGCTTGCAGGTCCATCACGCAGCCCTCGCGAACAAACTGAAGGTCCGGTCAAGACTGATAGACTTGACTGGCATCTCTTCCGGCTCCGGGTCGGGTGCAGGCAATGCCGGCGTTTCAGGCTCGGGCAATGCAGGCGTTGCGGTGGCCGGCTTGAACGGGTCGTCCTGCGCGTCGCGCTTGGCAAGAGCTGCCAGCGAATAGTTCTGCTGCTGGAGATATGGCGAATCGCCGCCCTCGGCCGGCTTGAGGTCGAGCTTTTTGCGGCCCTCGTTCGGCGCCATCACGCCGGCACCGACCGCGGCCTGGATGGCGGTGATCTGTGTCACGCTGTCCATCCGCAGCAGGTTCTCGGTGTCAAACTCGGTGCCGAGGCCAACGCCCCAGCCGATGCCGAGCGCGTGATCGAGCACCTCCTCGATCTCCTCGATATGGCTTTGCAGCGCCTGCGAATAGTATTCGACGTTCAGCGCCTGCACATTGTTGTAGGAAGGCAGCGCGCCGACGCCGACCTTGTAGGGCGGCACGTGGTAGACGCTGCACACAATCTCGGCCGACCATTTCAGGCTCTCGATCATCTGGCCCTCGACATGGGTCATGGCGATCGGCTCGTATTTCAGCCCGCCGCCCATCACCGCGACGCGGCCCCTGTTCAGGCGGGTGAAGTTGTTTTCCCATTCGGTCTTGAACCGCAGCCGCTGCTCGTCGCTCATTTCCTCCGGCGCCGTGATGATGCCGCCCGGCATCGATGAATTCTCGAACAGCAGCGCCGACGCCTTCTGTGCGTTCATCCCGAGCATCGAGGCCAGACCGGACGCAAACACCGGCGGCGTGCCGACCAGCGGATGAAACATGCAGTTCATCCGGTCGTGGATAACCTCGCGCGCCGGCACCACCAGTTCGCCAATGCCGGCCAGGTTGTCGCTGGAGAGGCGGTAGAACACCGCGCCGTCGTCCGCGACCAGCGGCTGAACCCGCGTCGGGTCGAGAACATGCAGCGCTACCACCACGTTGCGGTTGTCGCGCTCCTTGAGCACATAGGTATTGCCGCGACTGAGTTTCGACAGAACCCAGGCTTCCCAGAACTGGTTGTGGGTCTGGTAGTCGTTTGGCCGCCGCAGCACCGGGCTGAATGCCGGATTGGTGACCTCGGACCATATATCGTCCTTGTCCTTCTCGACCAGCTTCAGCCGCAACTTGGCGATGTCGCGGGCAATCAAGGTCTTGCAGGCGAAGTCCGCGTGGAAGCTCGCCGCGGCGTCGGTGTTAATCTCCATGTTGCGCTGCCATGCGCCGGAGAATGGTTCACGGATAACCGGATACCAGCCACCCGAGCCCGCCGGCACGGAGTTCAGCGCCTTTGCCTTCTCGCCGGTGAACGGAACAGGCAGGCCGAAGATTCTCATCCGTCTTGCCTTGCCTGCGCTATTTCGTGGCGCAGCCGGATCGTGCCCCAGCGGCCATCGACCTCGATGCCGAGCCGCTTTGCCTCGCCGCGGAGCCTGAACAGATCGTTATCGTCGTCCTCTGCCGCGGCAACCGCCGGCGCCGGCATTTCAGGCGCATGGCGAGCCTTACGAATGCCGACCAGGATGCGCGCATGCATGTCGGTCGCGTCGAATTCGTCGCCGGCAACGAGGCTGCGGGTGTTGTAGCGCAGCGGCCGGGTCGCGATCAGTTTGCGGGTCATGCGATGGTGTCCACCGTGAGCAGGGTAAACATGCAGGTCGCCGCTTGATCGATCGGCTCGTCGCGCGTGCCGGATCGCAGCTTGATGTATCGCGCCATCATCGTTGCATTGGGATTGATCGCCACGATCGTGCCGGGCGGAGGGACGTTGAAAACGACCTCCTTTGCGGTGGTCCTGGTTTCCAGATCGAAGTCGAACAGGTCGTGAAATTCGGTGTTGTTCACCGAGACCTGGATCGACACGCGGGCCGGCGTCCAGACATCCGGCATGACGAGCCCGACCAGAAAATCGTCGCCCATGTCGATCGACCCCGACAGCGACGAGTTGAAGCCGATATAGACATTCAACCTGGTGATGGTTTTGGGCATTCGATTAACTCCGCAACCAGTTGCGATTTTGCGCCACACTTTGTCTCAAAAAAACAAGACGAAGACACCGATGTCAGGCTAGTGAGCAACAGCACAATCACGAGGACAAAGATGAAGCCCAGTAGCCGAGCGTTTCTATTTGCAGCAATCACAGCGGCCATTGCCCCGGCGATCACTGCCGCAAACGCCCAAACCACAACTTGCAAAGTCGGGCTGGACCAATATCAGAACCTCAAAGTTGGCATGTCGTACTCTAGCGCAGTTGCCGTCCTTGGATGCGAAGGTTCTGAATTGTCCCGGTCGCAAGTGGCCGGAATCAAAACGATGATGTTCATGTGGCAAGGCAATTCCTTAACGGGCAACATGAACGCCATGTTTCAAAACAACGCCCTCATATCCAGAGCGCAATTCGGCTTGAAGTGAGGACGGGCAACATCTTGCCCGCCCCCGTCGTCCGCTGCGTTACGCGGTCGGCACCTCGCCGCCCCACGACACGCCGGTCAGATAAACCACCGCCGGATCGCGACGCCGCATCCAGTTGATCGTCCGCTCGGCGCGAATTGCGACGCTGTTCGTCTGCCACATCGATACCAGGCTGGCGCCGGTTGGCGTGATCGAGTTGTGAGCCGGCCCATCGCTCATTTCCAGCGAGGCTTCGCGGGATGCGTCGACGTTGATCTCGCCTTCGTCCGCCAGGTAGATGTCGGATGCGTTGAGCAGCACCACGATGTTGCTGACATAGTCGGAGGCGATCACCGGCATGCCGTTCAGCGTGCCGCCAGTCATTCCCATGCCGCCAAACTCCGCCTGGCCCAGCGGGTTCTGCATCATGGCCAATGACACCGCGTTGTCGCTGGACATGATCCACACGCCCTGCGATGGCGGGTTGTTGGCGGCCGAGTATTTGGCATAGACCGCGCGGATGTCGAGCCGGACATCGTCGGCAGCGTCGCCGGTCGATGCGATGGTCTCGGCACCGTTGGTGATCGATGCCGGCGATGTGCCGGGAACGGCGGTCTTTGCCGGGTTGATGAAGTCGATGTCGAGCCGTTCACGCAGTGCCGCCACGAGGGTGTCACGCACCAGCATGTCGGCCTTCGGCGACGAGTAGCGGATCGACTCCTCGGTGAGCGCGCAGATGTTGGCAACCTTGAGCGGCTCCATCGTCGTGCGCGTGAGGTCAAACGAGGTCAGCGGCTTGGCCTTGCCCTCGCCGACCCAGTAGCCAACGCCACCGGTGGTCTGCGTGATCAGCGGAGTGCGGAACATCACCGAGCGCAGCGCCGGAATGCCACCAGTGCCGAACCGTCCGAGGATGGTCTGCGGGCGCAGATATTCAACGAAGTCGGCCACGGAACCGGTTTCCTCGCCGATCAGGTTGGCAGCCCAGTTGCCGGCAAGTGTCGCACCGGCAGGCACCGGCGCTTTCAGTTCTGCGACCACCTGGCTGTCCGAGCCGTACATCTCGGACGCGATGTCCGAGGCCGGGCGGTATGCCTTGTGCGACAGCGCCATGCACTTGACCATGCGGGCGAACGCCTGGCCGGGCGCCAGCTTCGGCTGTGCCTTGACGACGATGGAGCCGCCGCGCAGGTCGGAACCGTCCCGCATCGTCTCGGCCTTGGTCACCGGCCTGGCCGTATAGGCCTGCGCCTTTTCGACCTTGCGCAACCGCGTCAGGTCCTTGTCGATCGCCTCGACCTCGGCGGCGAGGTTGTCGAACTCGTCGCCCTCGGTGGCTTCCGTGGTGCGGTCGTCGTCAAGGCTCTTCTGCATCACGGCTTCCATCCGAGATGCACTCGCCGCACGCTTGGCTTCAAGCGCGGCTATCTGTTCAGCAATCGTTTTCATTTTGCCCTCCTGGGCATCGGTATGTTTCGATGGTCCGGAGGCGCCCGGTGGATTGAGATGAACGACACGGCGCGGCTTCTGGCCTGACGCGGCCCGCTGCGCAGTGTCGATCGATCGGATCATGGTGATGGATGCGGTTTCATTCGCCGCGATGGTCACGCACGAAAGCTCGAGCCAATTCCACTTCTTGAAGCGGAGACCCTTGGTTTCCTTGATGAACTCGTGCTCGAGCGGCTTGAACCCGATTGACAGGCCAGGGACGAGGCCGGCTTTGATCAATGACCAGGCGCGGTCGATCTCGGCCGTGACGTTCTTGGCGATCTTCGCAACGATCTCGATGCCGGCATCGCTGACCTTGGCATGCGTGACCTGACCGATCGGCTGGCCCGAGTCATGTTGCCAAAGCAAGGGCAGCGGCAGCTTGAACTGCGCGCCCTTGGGCTCGACCACGTCATTCATGCGATCAGCCTCTGGCGTCGTCGCCCAGCCGGTGATCTCGCGCGCGTCTTCGTCCACCTTCTTGATTTCAAGAAGGGAGTACGCTCGGTTAAGCATGTTGGTTAATCCTTCAGGCGAAGAACAACTGGGGCACCGGTTTTTTCACCGGCACCGGGTTGAGCGCCAGCAGCGCCATCGCGTTAAACAAACTCATTAATGGGTCTATTTTCCCAAACCCTGAGTCATCGCGCGCAATCCGCATCCCGGTCGGCGTCGGCACGATCCGCGCGTTGCCGGCACACCACGCCATCAGCGCAGAGCCGTTGTGCTTGAACGAACCGTCCACCAGCTTGCGCTCGACCGTCTTGATCGCGCCCATCAGCGAGATGCCCTGGCGCACGCCGGCCAGAAGGTTGTTCTCCTGCGTGACGCCTATTCGTGCGAGGGCGTCTACAATGCCACCTATGCCAATGGCATCCACACCGACGCCGGCCAGTTTCTTTGTGGCCTTCACCCGCTCGACCACGTCGATCACGAACGAGATGTCGTCCGGCAATTCAGCAACCACCGTCAGGTCGCCGTCCTTCTGGAACTGCTCGTAGTGGGAGGCATTGGCCTTGCGCCGCTCCAGCCCTTCCGGCGAGACAAGCGCATGCGTCCAGCACAAGTGCGTCTTGGTGTCCTTCTCGCGGCCGAGCACCGCAATGCCGAGCAGGTCGTCCAGCCCGCCGCCGTCGAGGCCGATCACCACCGCCTCTGACCGCTCGAGCACGTCATCCAGCGTCAGCCCAGCCTCGACGCCGCGGCTCCAGTAGTTGGCCCCGGCCCAGCCATCGGCCCGCAGCGACATGCCGATCTGCACGTTGAAATGCTGGCTGGCGATCAGCGCCAACGCGGCCGGACCATCGGCCTCGGCCCGCATCACCTCACGCGCCAGGAAGTCGGCGTTGGTCGACCGGCCCAGGTTCGGATTGACCAGCGGCCACAGTTCCGGGTTCTTCCAGCCGTCGTCGCGCGCCATCCGTTCCGGCAGCTCGTACAGCACCGGCAGCAGCGGCATCCGCATCTTGCCGTCACGCACCGAGCGCGCCATCGCCAACTCCGACGCAAACACCCCGACCGGCGGCTGTTTGCTTTGCGTCGTGGTCTGGAATAGGAACCCGTCCGGACGCTTGGTCAGCGCGCCGCGCAACTCAATGAAAACATCGGCTGCTGAAGCCTTCTTCGCAAAAACATGGGTTTCATCAATCATGGTTCCAGTTGCGAGACTGCCCGTGATGATGTCGGTGTCGGCCGCCTTGATCTGCAAGGTCGCTCCCGAAATCCGGTGCGTGATCCTCTTCAGATTGTCCTGGACGTGGAACAGATCGGACAGCGTCTTGTCCAATTTGATCGTGCCCTTGGCCTGCTTGTAGGCGATGCCGGCAATCTCCATTGTCGGCGCGACGAACATGAAACCCGCTTCAGGCCGCCGGTTGACGATCATCGCCGTCAGCATCACCATGCCGCCGTTGCTGGACTTCGAGTTGCCTTTCGGGATGAGCTGGAAGACCTCGGAGATGTGACGGACGTTGGTCTCCGGGTCCAGGCTGCCGAACAGCGCCGACACGATCGGCAGGAACCAGGGGCCGCAAGCCTCCTCCATGGTCGGCGTGCCAATGACGTCAGGCAGCCGCAGCCGCTGGAAACACCGCAGCGCCCGCGCCGCCTCGGCCTCGAATAGCGGCAGTTCCGGAACCAGCGACCGGCCCGACAGCAGCCGGTCTTCCCAATCGCGGCACGACGTGTCCCACGACTGGGTCAGCATCAGTTGGCCCTAATCTCCAACTCGATGTCCTCCGCCCATGGCGTCCCAGCGCCAGCAGTTTCAGCTGCCTCGGCTTGCCGGTCCTTCATGCCCCTCTGACGCTCGGCCACCCGTGGATGACAATAGGGTGCCGCCGCAATCGCCATGCGGTCACGACGGCTTTCATCGGAGGTTGGATCGTTCATAACCGCGAGCATGTACTCCAGCGGTTCCATTTTTGATGCCGTCGCAGCCCTGACAATGTCCGGGGCGATAGGCTTCGCCTTCTTCGGCCGACCACCACCAGGACGATAGCCGCCGCCTTCAACTCGCGTTCTCATGAAAATGGAACCAGTTTCTCGTTAAAATCGGCTGTATGAG